GATCGTCACCGAAACCCGTCGGCGCATCCTGACCACGGTGGTACGCCGCTGGGACCCGCTGGCGCAGACCTTCACGCTGCCCGAGCGCCGCATCATCGGCGGGCTGGAGCTGTGGTTCACTGCCAAGGGCGGGGCAGCACCGGTGATCGTGCAAATCCGCGAGACGCAGGTCGGTATGCCCACCACCACGGTGCTCACCGAAGGGCGCCTGGCCGCCGCAGACATCAAGACCGACGGCAACGCCACCCGCATCCCGCTCGATCCGGTCGCGCTGGAGGCCAACCGCGAGTACGCCATCGTGGTGCTCACGGATGATGCCAACCACGCAGTCGCTGTGGCGGAACTGGGCAAGTTTGATGCGCGCACCGGCTGGGTGACGGCGCAGCCCTACCAGATCGGTGTGCTGCTTTCCTCCAGCAACGGCATCACCTGGACGGCGCACCAGACGCAGGACCTGACCTTCCGTCTCTTGGGTTGCCGCTTCACGCAGCAGTCCAAGACCGTGAGTTTGGGCCAGTACACGGTGACGAATCTCACGGATGTGATGGCGCTTGCGGGCGTGGAACGTCCGGCCGCCGGCACCGACGTGCAGTTCTTGGCCACCGACGCCCAAGGGCGAACCTACACCCTGTCGGAAGACCAGGGGCTGGCCTTGAGCGAGAGGCTCACGGGTAGCCTGGCGGTGTCGGCCAGGTTGACGGGTACCGAGACAGCGAGTCCGATCCTGTATCCGGGCACGCAACTGGTGTTCGGCACGCTGGAAGCTGCCGGTGACTACCTGTCTCGCGCCATTCCCGCTGCCGCCACTTTCAATGTGTCCGTCACCTTCGATGCCTTGCTGCCGGGCACGTCCAGCGTGACCGTGCAGGCCGAGTCGGGTACGCCGGGCAGTTTCCAGACCCTGTCTTTGTTTTCGGGGGGGGAAGTGGGCAACGGCTGGGTCGAGCGGACCTACAAGGCCACCAGCCTCGTCGGTGTCGGTGCCGACCGCACCACGCGCGTGAAGCTGGCGTTGTCGGGAACGCCACAGCACCGGCCCTTCGTGCGCAACCTGCGCGTCATCGTCACCTGATGGAGGTGAGCGATGAGTGAGGAGCGCACCCCGCGCGGCTATCCGCTGCCGCACCCCGAGCACCTGCTCTCTGAAGACGTCCTGAACCTGCGTGAGGCCCTCACCCGCATCGATGCGGATGTGGCCGCGCAGGAAGCGGCCGCGCAGCAGGCACAAGACCAACTCACCGAACGGCTACGCCGCCAGCACCTGCGGGTGTTGCACCGGTTCGACTTTTAAGAGGAATGCCCCATGGCCAAAGACCCCTTGCTGCGCGATGCGCTGCGCGCGATCAAAGCCAAGATCGAAACCGCCGCCGAGATCGCCACCCCGGAAGAACTCGCCTACCTCGGCACGGCAATCGACCGCATCGGTGGCCGCGCCACCGTCCTCGAGGTCGAGGAGATGGGCGATGTCAAGATGGCCGAGCTGACGGAGCACGCTGGCGCGCTTGAGGCCGCGACGCTCGACACCATCGCCGCGGCCGCCGATGTGGCCATGGCCAACGTCACGGCCACCCAAACCGCCGCGGAGAGTTCCATCGCCGCGACAAAGACCGCCGCCGAGGCCTCGATCACCCAGACCAGGAACGCGGCCCTGGCCGTGATGGCGCAGACCGAGACCAGCACGGTGGCGGCTGTCAACGCGGCCGCACAGACCGCGATCCAGCAGGCCGCCAGCAGCCGCGACCAGGCGATTGCGGCAGCGCAAAGCGCGGCCGATCAGGCCGTGGCCACGGCGCAAGCCGCTGCCAACAGCCTCACCCAGCAACTGGTGCTGGGGCGCAAGAGCTTCTTTCTGGCCCAACTCTAAGGAGTCCCCTCCATGTCCATACTGGGAACGGCGCTGCCAGCCGCCAACACGCTGGTCAGCCTCTACGAAGTACCCGCCGGCCGGCGCGCCGTGGTCAATGTCGCCGCCTGCAACCAGGGCGCGGCAGCGGCCAAGCTGCGCGTGGCGCTGACGGCGTCGGCCACGCCGGCCGCGAGCGAGTTCATCGAATTTGATGTGAGCCTGGCGGCGAGCGAGGTGCTCGAGCGCACCGCGCTGTCCTTGGCCGCCGGTCAGAAGATCGTGGTGCAGGCCAATGCGGCCACGGTCAGCTTCAACGCCTGGGGCATCGAGGAGGTGGCCTAATGGGACGGTTTTTGCGCGCCTTGCCGGTCGAGACCGCACCGGCCTATGAGAAACAGCCGCTGCCCCTGGTGGGGGTTTTTTCCTCGTACAACAACAGTCCGGACTGCAGCATCTATGACTCGGATTTCAATCTGGTCAGCCGCGCCAACCAGACCAATGCCGGTAACGCTTGGGCGACCGCGGGCGAGATCTGGTCAGACTACACCGGCTGGAATTACACCAACGGCACGATCGGCTCCAGCAGCGCAGGGTCTTACTGGGTCAAGGCCACACCCTGTTACTCGGCGGACGGCCACCAGCTGCTGCGTCTGTCGGCCAACGGCGGTATGGCGATGCGCCAGCCCGACCAGATGGGCAGCTTCATGGCTAACTTCGGCGTGGTCGTGGGTCCTGAGGGCTATCGCCAACCGATGTCGCTGTGGTTTTCCGGGACGAGCTTGCGCCAGTACACGCGCGGCGGTTTTGCGCAGCTGGATCAACTGACCACCGGGCTAAACAGTAGCCAGGCCGCCACCTGGGCGGGAGCCAACAGCAATATGCGCAGCGCCGTCGGCTACCACTGGGAAGCGGGCCTCTTGGTGCTGATCGAGGCGCGCGACGCCAGCTGCAACTACCGCGCCCACATCTGGAAGCACCCGACGGCCAAGCTCTCGGGCAAGCCCGGGGAGCTCAACCGGTTCATCCTCGAAGCCAAGGCCGGCAGCAACGGGGCGAGTTACCAATATGTGGATTTCAGCTGGAGTGCCAACGGCTCGAGCGGCTACAGCGAAAGCCAGTACCGGATGCGGGTCATCCCGAGCAAGAGCGGCAAGATCGCCCTGGTGCGTTTTGTGCCGAGCAGCTGCGTCCACATGGCTGTCCTCACGCCCGGCAGCGGCAACACCGGCACGCTGGACACCAACTTCTCGACGGTGGCTTGCACGACGTCCTACGGCTATGAGCAGGGCAACTACTACGGGATGCGCCACCAGATCACCTGGGACAACCAGTGGGTAGCCGCTTTTGCGCCCTATTACTACTACGGCTCGGGCCTGTCGGGTTTGGTGGTCAACACCGTTGACCCCACACGCTACTACCGGCTCTCCTACAGCAGCAGCGCCTGCGGCGTTTCCATCATCCCGATTCGGGAAAGTGGGTTTGCGTACGCATTTCATGAGAGCAACGCCGACTCCAGCCAGGGCCTGAACGTCGGACTGATGGATTTTGCGGGGGCGGGGTTTCAGACCACGGGGGTGCTGGCCAACGGCGCAGTACTCAGTTTGCCCTCCAGCCGCTACTGGATCGATACCGGCTACACCAGCACCAACTACCCCTGCCTGATGCCTGTTGAGAACTGGACGATCTGACGGAGACCGAGATGCCCAAGCTCTACATCGCTTTTCACGACAACGGCGTGGTGCGCGATATCACCACCGAGGCGCTGGAGGGCTACCTGCCGGCACCCGGCAAAGCCACCTCCATGCTCGCACTGCGCTATGCCCTGCAAGACGGCAAGGTCGTCGACCGCTTCCCCGGCAAAGCCGACGAGGAGGTGTTGGCCCTCATCGCCGTGGAGCAAGCCGCACCGCTTGAGGCCGCTGCACCCCAAAAGGTCATCACCAGGCTCGCATTCATGAACCGCTTCACCATGCAGGAGTTGGCCGCGATCTATACCGCCGCCAAGACCGAGGTCATGGTCGAGGTGTTCCTCGAGAAGTTGAAGCTCGCGGAAGAAGTGAACCTGACCGATGCCCAGACCATCGGTGGTGTGCAAGCGCTTGCCGCCAGCGGCCTTTTGAGCGAGGCGCGGGTGCAGGAGGTGCTGCAGTGATGGCCGCCATCCAACAACGTCTGTTGATGCTGGTCATTTGGCTGCTTTGCCAGATCGCCGCAGTGCTTGCTTCGATCTGGATGCTCATCGCCGCCCTCGCAGGCAGCCGCCGCGCCTGGACGCTGGCGGTCGCCCACGATCAGCTGGCCAATGCGGCCTTCGGCGGTCACGAGGACGAGACGCTCTCCAGTCGTGCCGGCAAGGCTGCGCGCGAGGGCAAGCGCTGGGCCTGCGTGCTGTGTCGGCTGCTCGACCGGCTCGATCCGAACCACTGCGAGAAGGCCATTGAGCCCGATGAGGGTAAGCCCGTGCGCTGAACACGTCACCGCTCGCTTCCTCATTCCCCGATCGTTTATTCCGCCCATGGGCGGATTTTTTGTTTACCGATGGTGAAACTGCGGCTCGCCGCAGCGAGCCTTGTTTGCTGGAGAACCGTCATGGCAGACCGATTTTTGCACGGGATTGAACTCATCGAGATCGAAGACGGCGGGCGTACCGTGCGCAGCGTCAAATCTTCGGTCATCGGCTTGGTGGGCACCGCGCCCGATGCGGCCCCGGCTCGCCACGCAGCGCTGACTGTCGGCAGTGCAGAGGCGAGCTTCACGGTGCGCGCCCGGCAGGCTGGCATCGTGGGCAACAGCCTGCGCTTGGAGCTGCGCCCGGCTACCACACCGAACCAGCCCTTGTCGATTGCGCTTGACACACGCACGCCTGGCATGACGCTGATTCTGGTGACGCTGGCAAGCGACGCCAGCGGCCAGCGCGCGAGCACGGCCCAGGAGGTGGTGATGGCCCTCAACGCCCACGAGACGGTCTCAGCCCTGATCACGGCTGACGTCGGGGATGGAAGCGGCGCTGCGGTCATGGCCTCGACCCTGGGCTCCAAGCCGCTGGTCGGTGGAATGGATGAGCCGTTTCCGCTCAATGTCCCGGTGCTGGTGACCAACCGGCGTCTGACCGCGCACCTGGGGACCTCCGGGACGCTGCCCTGGGCCATCGCCGGCATCTATGACCAAGCAAGCCCCTTCATCTACGTGGTGCGGGTTCCCGAAGGCGACACGCTGGAAGCCACGATCAGCCATGTGATCGGCGGTCAGGACGCCGAGACGGGTCAGCTCTCGGGGATCACCGCCCTGATGCAAACCCGTGCCGAGCTGAAGGCGCGCATCCTGATCGCGCCGGGCTTTTCGCAGTTCAAGGCGGTGGCCGATGCTTTGTTGTCGGTGGCCAACAAGACCCGCGCGGTGGCGGTGCTCGATGGCCCCAACACCAACGACGAGGCCGCGATCGACTACCGCAGCCAGTTCGGCTCGGATCGGGCCTACCTGGTCGATCCGTGGCTGGTGGTGCGCAAAAAAGACGGCTCAGAAGTGGCCGAGCCGCCTTCGGCGCGGGTGGCGGGGCTGATCGCTCAGTCCGACGAGCGTCGGGGCTTCTGGTGCAGTCCGTCGAACCAGGTGGTGCTCGGTGTGCTGCGCACCGCGCGCCCCATCTCCTGGGTGATCAACGATCCGGATACCCAGGCCAATGACCTGAACGAGTTCTCGGTCGCCACCTTCATCGCGCAAGATGGCATTCGCCTGTGGGGCAACCGCAGCTGCGCGACCGACAGCCGCTGGGCGTTTCTGTCAGTGCGGCGCACGGCCGACATGATCAACGAGTCGCTGGTGCGCGCCCACTTGTGGGCGGTGGATCGCAACATCACCCGCACCTACATCGACGAGGTGGTGGAGATGACCAACGCCTACCTGCGGCAATTGAAGGCGCGCTCGGCGATTCTGGGCGGGCGCTGCTGGGCCGATCCAGCACTCAACACCCCCGAGTCAATCGCGGACGGGCGGGTGTATTTCGACTTTGATTTCACGGCGCCGTATCCGGCCGAGCACATCGTGTTTCGCTCGCACCTGGTCGGTGACTACCTGGAGGAGATTCTGTAATGGCCATCGAACTGCCTCGCGTATTGAAGAACATGAACCTCTTCGTTGACGGGCGTGGTTATGCCGGCCGGGTCGACGAGATCCAGTTGCCCAAGCTCACCTTGAAGACCGAGGAGCATCGGGCCGGCGGCATGGATCTGCCGGTGGAGCTCGATCTGGGCATGGAGAAGCTTGAGGCGCAGCTCACCATCTCGGACTTTGATCCGGAGCTCTTCAAGCTCTTCGGGCTGCTGGATGTTGCCGACGCCCAGCTCACCCTGCGTGGTGCCATTCAGGCGCAGGGCCAGACGGCGCAGCCGGTGGTGGTGAATCTGCGTGGCGGCTGGAAAGAGCTCGACCCGGGCACCTGGAAGCCCGGCGACAAGAGCACGCTGACCGTGATGGTCGCGGCGCGTTACTACAAGCTCGCGATCAACGAGGAGGATCTCATCGAGATCGACGCGGTGAACCTCGTGCGCAAGGTCGGGGGTGTTGATCAGATGGAGGCCATTCGCTCGGCCATCGGACTTTGAGGAGACTCAACCATGCATCCCACCGAACGCATCACCCTGTACTTCCCCATCGAGCACGACGGCCTGCCGATCACCGAAATCGCGCTGCGTCGCCCCACCGTGGGTGACCACTTGGCCGCGCAGAAGTCGGCTGGAACCGACGCCGAGCGTGAGATCCGGCTGATCGCCAACCTGGCTGAGTTGCCGCCGGCGGCGATTCACCAGCTGGACATGAAGGACTACGCCCAACTGCAGAAGGTGCTGGGCGGTTTTTTGCAGTGAATCCGGGTGAGCTCTGCGCCCTCATGGTGGAGCTTGCCCTCTATACCCACTGGCCTCGATCCGAGTTGCTTGCCCTGGAGGTGAGCGAGTTGGTCGAGGCCTTGTCCTTGGCGAGGCGCCTGTCTGCCACGCGGTTTTCCTGAGGTGTGCCCATGGCCAGTGCATATCCGGTTCAGATCAGCATCGGCGCCACGCTGGCGGCCTCGCTCAGCTCAGCCGTGCGCGGCGCCCAGGCCCAGCTCAACCAGCTGGGCAGCACCATGGCTGAACTGGGCAATCAGCAGTCCGGCATCAAGCAGCTGGAGACTTTGAGGTCGCAGGCCAAGGATGCAGCCCTGGCCATGCGCGCTGCCAAGCGGAAAGTCTCTGGCCTGGAAGCGAATATCGCCAATCAGGGCGGTGAGCCCAGTGCCCGACAAACCCGCGAGCTCGACCGCGCCCGTGCCGCCGCCACTCGGGCCGAAGACGCCTACCGTCGCCAGCGGGCAGCGGTCGATGAGCTGAGCACGTCTTTGCAGCGCGCGGGCGTCAACACCCGTGCCATGGGTGCCGAGTCCGCACGGCTGGGCAGCCAACTGGAAACCCTGCGCACTCGAACCGAAGCCCTGACCCGTGCTCAACAGGCGCAGGCCAGCAACCTCGAGAACCGCAGTGCCTACCGGGCGCAAATGATGGATGCGGTGGCCCTGGGCAGCGCGCTCTATGGCCTGGTGCGGCCGGCGGTGGCGTTCGAGTCGGTGATGGCCGATGTGCGAAAGGTCGTCGATTTTGACACGC